ATTATATTTCTATCCGCAGTCAGTGAGTTTTTAAAGATAAAAAACGCCTGAGTTGTATTCGGTGCTATTGTAAGCGTAACATCACTACCAAGGTCAGAGCCTGAGTCTTTAAATTCAATAACTCGATACATACCGTCTTGTGCGTTGCTTGATCCAGAAGATGGAGTACCGGGTCTGACAGTCAGAGTATGTGTGGCACCAGATACATTAACGCTTTTGTATCCAGCTAACCTGTCAAAAATATCAAAGTTATGATTTGTGGTTGTACCCCATGTACCTGATTGTTCGCCAGTAGCTGGCTTTTCAATCGCAAAGTTTGTTGTAAAACTACTGGGCATTCATATCTCCTATGCTACGTCTTTCCATGTTGGCGCTTGTAGACGATCTCCCGGAACAAATCCACCGGGCGCTCCTTGAGGGTCTTTGTAGGACGGACTCGAAAGCGGATCGCCGGGTTGAACACCGGGTACAGGCGGTTGAAAATTGGGGATTTGATCTGGTATGACTTGATCAAATACTTTAACATTTCCTCTTTCTCCTGTTGCCTGAACGCCAGTTACGATAGCATCTGCGTTTGCTTGTACCGTTACATTACCAACATTTGTCGCACTTGCCAATCCCGTTGTTAAAAACTCGACAGAAATACCAGCAATGACGGTGCCGACTTCACCTAATGCTAAAGTAAAAAGAGTATTGGTGGACACATCCGCATCCGCTTTTGGAGTGACCGTGCCTACCGCACCTGTGCTTGTTTCACCTGTCGTAACAACATTACCAACACCATCTATCGTAACAGATCCTACACCGCTCGTACCAGCAAGACCCGTTTCAGGTACGTTACCTGTGCCTGTGACAGTGACTGAATCTAATTCACCAGTAGCAGCAAGACCCGTAACACCAACATCAGCACCAGCGGTAGCTACAACCGTGCCCACCGAAGCTGTTACAGATAATCCTGTTGTGGGTACTTCAACCTCACCTTGAGCGGTGACAGAGTTTATTGCACCTGTACCAGCAGAGCCTGTTGGCGATATGGTTGCGGTGCCTGTAGCAGTAACTGAATCAACTTCACCTGTGCTTGTAGAACCAGTTACAGCAAAATTAGCAGCAGCTAAAACAGTAACAGAGCCAACGCTACCTGTGGCCGCTAACCCTGTTTCTGGTATACTAGCTTCTGCAACAACAGAAACAGAGCCAACCGCACCTGTTCCTGCCACTCCTGTAACAACAACAGGAAGGGATTCGCCCCAAGCCCCTTGGGACCATGTGCCTCGTGCCCAACCCGAAATTGCTACCATAGTACTACGCCTGTTTAGGCAATACGAATAATAGCGTTACTCGCGTCCGCTGCCGGAAACTGAATAGTAAAGTCACCCGCAGTTGATGTTTTATCTCCACCAAACGCTAAAACAATAACCGCTTTGTCTGAAGCGCTACTGTTATATATCAACGCCCCATTTGCTGTGATTGTTGCTGTTGAAAATGTTAAATCAGCAAAATCTGTAAAAGCCGTTGTGCCACTACTGGTTGGATCAACCCGTGTAAGTGTACCACCACCAGCAGAATAACCTGTACCACTAACTTCGTTGGTAGTAGCGTAAGCTGTTGTTGAAGCACCTAACGTTGCAGATGAAGTAAATAGGGCAAGTTTGAAAGTACCGCCCCCTGAATTTTTAAAATTGTGTGTCCCTTCAAGAAGTTCTTTCTTAAAAGAAGTACACATTGCTTGAGTGATCGCCATGTCATAATCTCCTTATTGCGTCAGCCAGTTCTGGATGCCCTGCATCTCTAAGGGCATTATACACGGTTGTGCGGTCACTGCGAATAGCCTCGCGCATATAAAATGCAACCACCTTTTCCATGTGCTTTTGGAACGCTTTTGCCTGATCCCTTATAGCAGGATGCGCCTTATCAGACACACTTATAAGTTTTTCTACACAGCGTTCTGCAACCTCATCGGGAGAAAAACCCCGATTATTTGTTGTTTGTACGTTAACGATTGGATCGTCTGGAACATCAAAATTTAATTTAAACATTATTGTTTATCCCTAATAACCTTACCAACACGATACTCTTGTGTTGTTTCTTTTGCTTCTCCAAGCATTTTAAGACCCATAACAGCTTCTTGAAAACGTTTATCATAGTTTGCCATTATATCAGCCTCTCCTTTCATAAAAGTGTAAGCTTCAACCAATGTGCCATACAATAAAGCTAATTCAGCATTTTCACTTAACCAAGTTGTGCCTGTGCCTGCACCGCTCGTCAAACTAGCTGGCCTGAAAAGATACTGAACTTCGACGGGATAGTTTTGATTTGGAGTTGGAGCTAGAATAAAGTTACCCACATCAAATTGTGCGTAATATCTTGGCTTTCCTGTGTCAGTATAATCAGGGTGAAAGGTTTCAATAAAAGATAAGTCCTTAAACTCTAAAAATTCTTTATCTCCACTATTTGTAATAGTTAACGAAAAGGGCGCTAAAAAATCACTAGGGGCACCAAGGTACTGATTGCCGGAAGTCATCGTACCAACTTGGTTTCTCATGAATAAGTTTAACTGAACGTTCTTGAGTATGCGTTCTTCAGCGGCTCGTATAAATACAGGTAGGTTGTTTACGAAAGTCGTTTCCGAGTTTTCCGTATAATCCTGTATAGCTTGTTTTAAACTGTCATATGTAAAACTCATATCATCACACTATCGTTATTGTTCCTACCATACTACTATGAACTGTGCATTGATACACTAAAGAAGTATCGCTTGGCTCATGTGGTACAATAAACTGAGTTAGTCCCGTAGTCGAATTGTAATCCTCTGTCACCCCCGTTGTAAAAGCTGAACCGCCGCTCGATGTTCTTATTTGTAAAGGGTGACCACTTACATGAGCAGAGTTGTCTATCAAATAAGTATGACCTTTGTAAAAAGTAAAATTTGGATTGTCACCAGAGGTAGCGCCCGGACCTGTAAACTGATAAGCTGACCCAGTGGCGGCACTGACTGTATATTTAGTTACAGGACCTGTCGTTTCATCATTGAGTCGAAGCCATGCCCCACCATGTGCGAAGTACATTCCTCCAGCAGCGTGAACGTGAGCTATAGCACCATGATAGGTCGAAGCACTGGGAAGATCGCTAAGAGCCGCATAATAAAAAACAATTTTGTTGGCACCAGTTCTTACATCGAATAGTCCGTTTGAGTCTATTATATCAGTAAGATCGGTGCCATCTCCAAGAGCATCGTATATCTCATTAAAATTATCGTTTATTTTATCTGCACCAGCCCGTAGAGTGTCCCCTGTTCCATCATTAGCAGATGAACCTATGCCTACCGTTTGTTTTGCCATATCTTATCCCTCATCAAATGTCTGTGTATTAGAGTCTAACGTAACTGATCCACTATCAAAAGTAGTTGCTGTCACAACTGTTACAGATCCTACAGAAGCAGTGGTTGCAAGACCAGTCACAGGTTGATTAACAACAACGATGTTGATTCCAACAGTCACAGTGCCAACCTGACCTGTAGCTTGTGATCCGCGTATTTCAGGTTGAAATATACTTACTCCAACAGTTCCTACAAGGCCAATACCTTCTAAATCATTATCCTGATCTAAACCCTCGACTCCCCTCAAACCAACAGGATTAAAACCATATTGAGTGTTTCGTTGAACATCTAAATCTTGTTCTGGTCTACTATCTATAAGAGCTTGGGGGTCATCTACTTTTCTAAAAGGACCAAGTTGAGGGTGTTTTGTTTCAAACTCATCTGGGCCAACGAGTAAACCGTTCCACTCCCTACGCATTAGCCTGTAAGGGTATTGAAATCCGGATCTATCCGAAATTGCTTTTGCATTTTTTCCGGACGCAAATTTACTCATCAACTCACTCTAAAATATTGAAAATCGGGAACAACGTTAAAAGAAGATCTATCCCGGTCCTCGGTGGCAGCCCGATCAAACTCTTCTTCATACACTGCTTTAAGCAATTGCACTCTGTTTGGAGCCCTTTTAAGAGATAGATAGTATGCAAGACCAGCCGCTAAACAAGGATAAAACCTAAAAGGTAAATCAAGTGTGTTTGTATATACGTCTGCATCTTGTATTCGAGTAAGCGCATCCAAAACAATAACATCTGTGCTGTTTTCTGGCACAGGCCATAACTTCAAATTTGGTGTAAGCTGTCGATCAAGAAAATATTGATTAGATCGGCCAGTTGTTGTTTTAACAGGGATGTTTAAAAATTCATCCCTGCTTAATCTTTCAAGCTGAAAGTCGGTGCCGTCTCTTCTTACCACAACAGAAAGAACATCTATGACATCCGTTCCTAAATCGTATTCACCGTCGCCAGAAACCATGGCGACAGTTCTTTGTTTGATAGTCCATTGATTAAGACCACGGTTAGCCCAGTCAGCTAAAAGAAGGTTTAAAGATCTTTTAGCTGACTTTAGGTCGTATCCTGTGCGAACCTCAAGCCCACACCTTTCAAACGCTTCTTCAATATAATCAGCTACATCTAATTCAAAATCTGTTGAGTTAGAAAGTGTCATTACTCATCCTCGTTATAAAGGTTGTCAAATATTCTATTTACATCGAGTGTATAGTCTAAATCACTTTTTGAATAGTGTATATGTTGAGAAGGCTTAAAATGCGGCGCTCCCTCGCCAGTTTCAAACCAAGCTGGGTGTGTTACACGTACCCTGTTATTAGGCAATGCAACAATATTTCCAGTCCATTCTCCTGCATCAAGTAATTGTAAAACGTGACTTTGTTTGTGTTGCGCTGGATCGTCTGCTATTTCAGACTCAGCGTAATCAACGGTAAACAGGTATTTTGCAGGAAAAAAACCACTGTCTATTTTTGCCAACCAAGGGCACGGCGTAGCTCTGTCCATCACATAAACGGCGTGATGATACGATGAGCAGTCCCATGGTTGAGCATCGTATGTATTCATTGGTTCGGGCCATTCTTCTAAAGGTATATCAGCAACCAAAGCAGTGATAGGCATTCTTGCCCACATTGCACCGCCGTGTACCGTATCCTCTTCCTCTCCCTCGGCCTCGTTTCCAGTAAACATAACTTGGAAACTCAAGCATCTATTCGGCATAGACGTAACACCGATAACCATAGCATGAAGAAATTCGCCGTGATAATCCTCGTGGTTGTGAGTATATTCACGGCGAACCCATGCCTTAAAATAAGGAATGTTGCTATATAAATAAGACATTATTTTCTTTTTACTATTTGATACCCCGCAGGCAATGCAGCCCTTGCTTTCGCTAAAGATTTTTTACCTCCAGCGGCTTTACCTTTAGATTTTTTTGGCATAACACCAACGCCGCCAAGGCTCATTTTTTTAACTCTACCGCCAGCTTTTCCGCCTTTTGACATTCGTTTAACTCT